GTTGGACCTCAGGTTCAAGTAACATCAGGGGATGTGTCTGTTTTATACCAAGGTGACGTAATGGTCGGTAGACTCGCTATGGGTGTAGGAACACTTAACCCAGCAGGAGCAATCGAACTAACTTCAGCACGTAGTTAATCATGTCTTTAAAACCCGGTACTTCACAAACTATAACTAGAGTAAAGGGTAATGGTGCTTCTCTTAGTGGTATTGGTACAGTCGATAAGTCTGTTACCAAGAACCCTTCAACTCCTTTGGAGTATGGAAGACAGCACTCAGACAGCTCTATTCTAGGAACAGTTTCTTAACAATATAATATTATGGCAGTTCCAACAGCAGTTGGAGAATACGGTGTATGTAAAGGTACACAAACTCGTATATCTCCTTCAGATACAAGTGGATCAGGCAACGCATCAGCTGTTGCATCCACAACAAAAAACTTACGTTTAGCATATAACACAGTCGGCGGTTCAGGTGTCCTTGACACTTGTGCTGTTGTCGGTGGACAATATACTTAACACACATAAGGGGGGTTTCACGACCTCCCTTTTTTTTATTCATAAATCTTAACCTATGACTTCCTCTTCCCAATTTACTACCACTACCACACTCGATACCGAACTATCCGCAGTAAACTCAATTTTGGGTAGTATAGGTCAAGCTCCTATATCTCAATTAGACTTCACTAATCCAGAGGTATCATTTGTATACAACCTATTGAAAGAATCTAATCAAGATGTACAAGCTGAAGGATGGATTTTTAACAAAGAATATCATATTAAAAATACCAGTAAAACAGCAGATAATAAATTTATAATTCCAGCAGATGTTATGCGTATAGATATGGCAGATGCATGGGACCGTACTAGAGATTTTGTTAGAAGAAAAGATACAGATGGACTATGGAAAATATATGATAGAGTAAATCATACATTTCAGTTTCCAGATGATGAGTTTTTTTATTTTAACTATGTAAGACTTTTACCATTTGAAGATATACCAGCTCCGTTCCAAAGATATATTATATATAAAGCTTGCGGCAGAGCTGCAGTACAATTAGTTTCCAACGCAGACCTACAGAAAATGATGTCAACTTTTGAATCACAGGCTAGAGCTGCGTGTATGGAATATGAATGCAATCAGGGTGATCACAACATGCTTGGACATCCAGACGAGACTGCATATCAATCTTATAAACCTTATAAAATGCTTAGACGCTAATGGCAAGTGTTACACAAAAAGTACCTAGTTATGTATTAGGTATGTCTACACAACCTGATGAAAAGAAACTTCCGGGACAAGTAGTAGACTTAGTTAACGGCGTTCCAGACGTGGTAAGACAACTTATTAAACGTCCGGGAAGTCAATTAATAGATACTATAACTCCTTCGACTGCAGGAAATACAAAATGGTTTAACATATATACTGATGATGAAGAACAGTATATAGGTCAAGTTGATAATGTTGGAGCAGTTAAAATATGGAGATGTAGTGACGGTGTAGAAATACCTGTAGATTATAATCCATTAGGAAATAATACAAGAGCAATTTACTTAGATAATACTGCATTTTCAGATAACACATCTTCTGATATACAGGTTATGACTATTAACGAAACTACATTCTTTGTTAATAGAAGAAAAACTGTAGCAATGAAAACTGATGCTGCAGATAAATCTCCACCTCAATTAAATGAAGCTTTTATATCCTTAGATACTATATCTTATGGTAAACAATATGCTTTAGATATATATGATCCAAATGATAATACTACGGTTACATACCCTAGAGCTACAGGTATTACAGTTGCTCCTATAGATGCACCAGCAAATGGTCAAAACTCTGATTATACTGGAACTAGTAATGGTGACTGTAAAGGTGCAGGTAGAGAAACTGTTAATGTAAATGCAGGTACAGCTCTTGGAGGAGTATCACCACCTAATACTTGGAACAATAGCACTCATACTCGTAAAAGTAATTTAAGATATGAATTAGATACACGTTGTACACCACAGATAAATGATGATGGTGATGACAATACAGTTGATAATTACCACGATACATATCAATGTTATATTAAGTTACAATTTGGTGGTGAAGGTTGGAGTAGTTCTAATCCTCATAATAGCAATAATCCTGATACACATGTACACACATCTAGTAAAGGTGTAACAACTACAGCTACAATTAAAAGTCATGTAAACGTTATATCCAGAGCTAATGTAGCAATGGTTAGACCAGCTCCTACATCTTCTAACGCTGAAGAACATGTATCTTCTAATGGTATATTAGGTGATATAAAAACTACATTAGATGCTATAAGTGGTCATGGTATTGTATCAACAATTTCTGGAAACGGTATTCATTTATATAGACCTACACCGTTTGGTGTGACATCTCCAGAAAAACAGTTAATGACTGTAACTACAACTGAAGCTAATAATATAGCTGATTTACCACGTGTATGTCGTCATGGATATACTGTACGTATAGTTAATAGTGGTGAGGATATGGATGATTACTACCTTAAGTTTTATGCTGAAGGTGTAACAGATACAGAAGAGAATCCATTAACTAAAACAGCTACATATGCTAGGTCAGGGTCTACTATAACTGTAACATTGGCTAACCATGGTTATAGCAATGGAGATCAAGTTATATTAGATTTTACAAGTGGTGCTGCTAGTGATGGTTATTATTCCATTTCTAACGTACAAACAAATACATTTACTGTACAAGATGGAGGTGGAGGATCAGGTACAACAAGTGGTAACGTTACAATTCATCCAGTTCGCTTCGGAGAGGGCGTGTGGGAAGAGTGTGCAGAACCGGGGATAACAACTACCTTTGATAACACAACAATGCCTGTGAAGCTCACCAGAGTGCTTCCCGGGACATTTTCTATTAATGGTGGATCAGCACAATCTTATTCTAACGGTGCTTTTCAGTTTGGCTATCCAGATTGGGGTAAACGTGACGTAGGTGATGACATAACAAATGGTGAACCGTCATTTGTAGGACATCGTATCCAAAAAATGTTATTCTTTAGAAATAGAATTGCTTTACTTAGTGAAGAAAATGTTATTCTGTCTAGGGTAAATGACTTCTATAATTTTTGGGTAAAAACTGCGATGGCTATTTCTAACGCCGACCCGATTGATTTGCAATCTAGTTCTACGTTTCCTACTCGACTGTTTGATGCTGTTGAAAATGCAGGAGGTCTAGTTATTTTTAGTGCTAGTGAACAGTTCTTGCTGAGTTCTGGAGCGGAAGCTTTGCTTACTCCTGAAACAGCTAAGATAACGTACGCAGCATCCTACGCATTTAACCCAGATAGTAATCCAGTATCATTAGGTACTACTATAGGTTTTTTAAATAGTACAGCACGTGAAGCTAGGTTCTATGAAATAGCAGATGTGTCTACCAGAAATGAACCTACAGTACAAGAACAAAGTAAAATTATAGCAGAATTATTTCCTCAAAAATTAACTAATGTAACTGCATCAACTGAAAACCAACTTTTATTATTTGCAGTAGATAGTACATTACATCCTGCAACAAACGAAGTATGGGGTTATAAATTTTATGAAGCTGGAGATCAACGTGCTCAGTCAGCATGGTTTAGATGGACATTACCTAATAATGTTGTTTTTCATACTATAATGGATGATCAATATTATGTTATATTAAATAATGGATCTACATATACACTAGAAAAATTTGACATAAAATTAACTTCGGGAACTCCGATGATAGGTACACCTCCAGACGAAAACCGTGTACATTTAGATACTAAAAAAACTTTTGCATCATCGGCTCTTACATATGATACCGTGAATGATGTAACAACGTTTACTTTAGGTGCAGGATTTTATAGCAACCGTACACTCTCAGCTTATTGTATAACTGATAGTGATTCAGCTGGTAAGAGTTATGATATTCCAGCATCTAAAATTACAGGTACAGCTCCTAACCAAACAGTTACTTTACCCGGAAATTGGAAAACTTCTCTTAAAACAGTACGCAATGCAGACGGTACTATTGCATCTCAAAACACAGTTAATACTGATATAATTATTGGGTATGAATATGAGTTTGAAGTAGAGTTGCCTAAGGTATATGTAACTAGAGCTGAAGGTGATAAGAGTAGATCTGAAACTAGAGGATCTCTTGTATTACATAGAATGAACTTTGACTTTGGAGATGTAGGTGTATTAGATATAACACTCAAACGTAAAGGTAGACCAGACTATACATACACAGTAGAATCAAAAGAATACAATAATATAAATGCTAGTACAGCAGCGATAGCGTCAGGATATGTACATACGATACCAGTATACGATAGGAATACAAACCTAAGCGTATTTATAAAATCTAATCATCCTTCGCCAGCAACTTTACATTCAATGAACTGGGAAGGGGATTACTCACCCAGATATTATCAACGTGTATAACATCAATTTTACCGAACAAGAAGTACGTATATACATGCAGTGGTTAAAAAAGAATCGCATGTATAAAGGTATGAATCTACCCCTAGGTAATCCTTGGGAATCTTGGATGCAAGATACAATTAATAAATTACAAAATACTTTAAATGAGTAATTACATTCACCCAATTACAATGGAGGCTGCCGTTGAGGTTGCCTCTAATCTTCGACCAGATGACTATAGAGAAGTATGGGAAGGTCATGGCCATTTCCCACGCTGGTATATACCATTTAGTGCTTTTGATGGAGATACAGTTTATTTTTCTGCACCTAACGGCAAGACTGCCGGATTAGCTGGTGTACAGGAAGGTGGTAAAGTCTGGATGTTATGCACTCCAGTTATACATAAATACCCACTCACCTTTGCAAGAGAAGCTAAACGATTTATAGAAAGCAGAGAAGAGAAACTCCTTTGGAACATTGTAGATAAACGGAATACCGCTCATCTAAAACTTCTAAAGTTTCTAGGATTTAAGTTCTTACGGGAACTTGAACATGGTCCTAACAAATTAACCTTTATAGAATTTTGCCGTGTGCGAACCAACAATGATCTCCGCCGGGTTCTCAGCAATGGGACAAGTGGCGGAACACAACGCTCAAAACCAAGCGATAGCAGGGAGAAACAGAGCTAGACTCCGTAAATTTGAGGAAGAAAACAGACTGTATGATCGAGAAGTAATGCTTGATCGTGCTCAATATAGGAATGATATTCAGCTTGAAGACATCAAACAAGACGATGTTTATCGAGCTATGGTAAATCAATGGACTGAAGAGGATCAAAAATTAAATAGATTATTTGCAGAGTCTGATCAAAAAATAGAAAAAGCAATAATAGAAATGTATGAAAATGAGTATGCAGGTACACAAACAGGTCGGACTGCAGCTCGATTAGCAGGTCAAAGTGCTAAGAAATTAGGACAACAAAAATCTGAAATACTACATAATCTTATGATGTCTAAAGAAGAAACTGCGATTAAGAAAGATATTCAGTATGAACAGGCTAAAGAAAAATCTAGAGATTTGTATGAACAGATTAGATTTGCTCCTATACATGGACCGACACCAATGCAACCAGAACTGGAACCGAAAAAATCGTCAGCTGGTTTAATATTAGGCATAGGTAGTACTATTGCAGGAGCGTGGCCGGAATGAGTAGTTCATACGATAGAAACATTGAACGAATGAGGTCTCGTGAAAGAGCCGTCACTCAACAATCAATTAATCAAACCATGGAAATGGCCAACATTATGGGTCAACGTGGTATTGACGAAGCTAGAGATTTTTCTAAATCATTAGAAGGATTTTCTAAAACATTACAAGATATAAGACAAAAACAAAAAGACGAGGCACATGCACGTGGTGCAATGATGGCTCAAGAACAAGCTGAAATTAATGCGGAAAGATTAGTAGAGTTACAAAATCAGTTAGGTACATTAACTGAAGAGGATACTAGATACCATGAGATAAAAGCAGAAATGTTAAAGATCTCAGGTCCAGATATTTACCCTGAGGCTGATCGTTTAACGAAAATGTCTAATTGGGAACAAGCTGGTTATATGAAACAAAAGCTAACTGCTTTTAATGATACATTTGCTGATAAGTTAGATCATGCTATGATGACTAGCGAAAAAGCAATGCAAATTGAAAATATAACTTTTACTCCTAAAGAATTACACGATAATAATATACATGGTATGCCTTTTAAAGAGGCAGCTGTACAAATTATAGCTAAAGATATAAGGCGAAATGCAGGTTTACATAAGTTTTCTCCAGAATTATTAGAATTAGCTGGTACTAACAAAGCTATACAAGATGCAAAAGATCAAGCTATTGCTAGGTATAGAGAAAGATATAACATTGAATCATCTTCTCAAACTAGAAGTAAAGCTGAACAGACTTGGAAATCCAGTCAAAAAACTGGTGATGATATTTATCATTATCTTGTTAAGACTGGTGCTACCATGGATGGTCAAAATCAGTTAGTAGGAAATACTGGTGCGTGGAAAGCATTAGAAAGTATGATAGTTACAGAAGGTATAAACCTAAATGATTCTAGCTATGCTTTTAAAATATTAAACCAACCTATGCCTGATAGGTTAGCTAAAAAACTAGGTGCTAAACCCGGTACAACTTATGCTCAACACTGGCCCGGAAAGTCTGGAGATTTACAACAACAAATCAAAGATGGTTATACTAAAAAAATTGAAAATGATTTAAAAAATCTAGAAGCTGCAGGTAAAAGTTTAGAAGTTGAGTTTATTGAAAAAGCCAGAACACAACCACTATCTACACAAGAAGTAAACGAATATAAAAGAGGATTTGGTGAATTAGGTTTGACTATACCATCTAGTGTCACTAACTATGAAACTCTTACTATGAGAGATGAAAGAGAAGATAAGCAAGAAATAGAAGCGTTAATTGCTAGTCAAAATGGATTTATATCTAATGAACAATTAGATCAGTTTCATCCTCAGGCAGCTGTAGAGTATAGAGAAAAAGCAAGTAAATTAGAAAAAGCTTCTATTGAACAGTTTGGTGGTGATAAACAAATATCAGCAGCTCTTAATACAGTATTTGAGGGTATGGGTCTTAAAGGTAATGAAAAGACTCTTGAGTATGAAATAGCTTTAGCTAATGCTACAGCAGATTACCATGAAAAATTTAATCAGTATGTAGCTATGGGTTACTCAGAACGTCAAGCTAGTTACTATGCATTAAATGCTGAGTCTGTAAAAGATAAAGAAACAGGAGAAATAATACCTAATTCTCAAGGTGTTATTACACATATTAGACAAACTGAATCAGCTAATAAATATAGAGAACCTGATTATGTTATTAAAGGTGAACAAAAACAAGGTCATATTAGGGTAGCAGAAATTGCTAAAGGTAAAAAACAATTAATGAATAATCCTGATATTATTTTTGAAGAACCTATAGGTGGAACTTACGGTAAAAAACAACTTGATAGTATTATAAATAACATTAACAAATATGGACACAACAAAGGTGTTCTTAAGGATAAAGGAGCGGTAAGGTACTACAAAGGTTTAGCACGTGGTCGTAACATTAACTGGATGGGTCTTGTAGATGCACAGTTAAAAACTGTAGGTCATAAAGGTTTGTGGCCGGATGAACGTCCACAGTTATATAATCTATATGAAGGTAAAGATCAG